GGCGGCGCATTGCCAGCCGCGTGGGGGTTGCCTATAAGGCGCTTTGTCGGAGTGTAGCGCAGGCCGGTTAGCGCACTAGTCTGGGGGACTAGGGGTCGCGGGTTCGAGTCCCGCCACTCCGACCATTTAAGCCGCTGATGCGGCTTATTTTTTCGCCGATTTCGCCAGCGTGAACGGGCGGCGAACATTTGCGACCTGCGACTGATTTGCGACTCGCGGATGTTCGCGGGACGTTCTTGACAATCGGGCGCTGTTGGCCAGCGGCGCGGCGCTTATCAGCCGCGATCAGCCGGCGGCTCTTTAGGGGCGGCCGCGCGCCATTCATCGACGCAGGGACAGCGCAGCTTCACAGGATCTCCGGTGCGCTGGATCCATCCCCAATGCCAGCCGCGGCCCTCGCAGACGCGACAGCGGCGATCGGCGTCGCGAGCGACCGAGAGCTCGTCATCGGAAGGCGTGAGCGGCGCGTGCTCCCATGGCGGCGACCAATCACGGCGAGCGCCGACGCTCACGGCTTCGCCCGCGCCGCCGGCCCGACGATCGTCGCGCCGCACCAGGGACAGCAGCGAATCGGGGGCAGGTCGGAGCCGATCATGAGCGCGCCGGCTGGCGCGCTCGCGTCGCCGCCGGAAACCCAAACAAGGCTGCCCCAGCCCTCGTTGTCGGTTTCGTTCCTGCACGCCTTGGCGAAAGACTCGCAGCACCGATGCGTGATCCTGTCGTCGATCTCGCTCATAGCTTCACCTGCGCCATCCTGACCGCTCTGTCGGCCTGCTCGGGCGTCTTGGGGATGTAATGCTCGAGGATCGCCATGCCCGCCTCGATCGAATGGCCCGACATCGAACAGATGAAGGGGATCGGGACCTGGCCGTCGACGATGTAGTGGACGAAGCCGGAGCGGCGGCAGTCGCGGAGCTGGATCGCGGCGAGCGGCTTCAGGCTCTTGTCGCCCGCGATCGCCTCGCGCAAGACCCTGGCGAAGACCCTGGAGACCGTCTTCTCGTTCCAGGGGCGATTGGCCCCGTCGACCGGGCAAAGCCAGTCCCAGCCCGACGGCAGGGCCGCCAGGCGCGTCTCGACCACCTCCGGGATCTCCATGTCGACCGCAAAGCCGCCGACCTCGGTTCCGCGCGGGCCGCGGCGTCGCCCCTTCGACTGGACGAAGCGCAGGCGGCCGCCGGCGAAATGCTCGCGCCGCAGGCGCAGCACGTCGCCGATGCGCTGAACGCAGGCGAAGCCGACCAGAAAGGCGGTCGCCAGCGAGGGCCGGCCGGCGGCGTCGCACAGGCGGACGATCGCCCTCAGCTCGTCGAGCCGCGCCAGCACGGCGCGGCGGCCGCCCTTGCCGACCCGCGCCTCGCGGAAGGGATTGACGCCGGCGGGAATGAGCGCCTTGCGCTCGCCGAAACGGAAGACGCAACGCGCCCGGCTCGCCAGATGGCGGGCGGTGTCGGGGGCCGCGCGCTTGAGAACGTCGAGCCAATCGTCGACCCGCGCCGCCGTCACCTGGATCGCCGTCTCGTGGCCGAACTCCGCCTCGAGCCGCTTGAGCTCGTAGAGCGCCTGCGCGCGCCCGCGCTCGCGCATCTGGCCCATGCCGCGCTGGCGGTATTCGGAGACGAGCTGGCCGACCGTCAGCGGCCCCTGGCGGACGGGCTTGACCGGCCTGGCGCCGGCGCGGGCGCGCCAGGCGTCGACCTCGCGGTTGAGCCGCCGCGCCTCGGCGTAGGCGCGGGCGCGATCGGCGCCGAGCGGGGCGGTCTTGAACAGCGGCCTGATCCCGCGCTCCGGCTTCCAATAGTAACGGCCGGTCTTCGCGTCGGCGTGGCAGCGCTTCGGGCGTTCGTCGCGCAGGGTCATGGGCGTTCCTCGGCGCGGGGAAGAAGAATCGGCGGCGGCCGGTTTGTCAAATCGGCGGCCTGCCGCCTGTCATCGTTCCGGCCGACGGGCGCTTCGCCGCCAGTACATAGAGTCGCCGCCAAGGCGCGCGAACAGGGCTGGCGGCCAAATGTGGACGATCAGGAAGAGGTCGCGCCCCGCCGCGTCGAAGCCCCAGACGTTCCAACCGAGCGAGAATAGCCATCGCCGCGTCTCGATCGCGGCGCCCCAGCGGCCGAAGTGGAATTGCGCCATCGCGTCCTCCCTGTTCGCCCCTGCGCTTCACCCCGCCGCGCGCAACGGCGCGCGAGCGCGAGCGCGGGCCTCCTCGCGCGCGCGCCAGGCAAGCACCGCTTCGACGTTCCAACGCTTGTCGCGGCGGCTCCACGGCAGCGGCGCCGGGAAGCCGCGGGCGGCCCAGTCGGCCATGCGCCGACGCACCGTCGCGGCGGAGAGGCCGAACAGGGGCGCGAGCCCGGAATAGTCGACGAAGTCGGACATCAGCGTCGCGCGGCGCTGGCGCCGACGGCGAAGACGGACGCGGCGCGGGCGATCTCGCCGCGTAGCTCCGCGCGCACGCGCGCGAGGGCGCCGCGGCGCGCTACGCAGATAACGCAGAAGCAGCGCTTCGTTTGGCTGAGGAAGCCAGTTTGATCGGTGAAGTCAGCCAAGACCTGCGAGGCCCGGCGCATCAATAGCCGCCCCGGCGCTTGGTCGACGCCGGCGACGCTGACGGCTTCGATCAACGCGCCGTCGCCGCCGCGGGTAATGACGATCGAGATGGAAACCTGGTCCGGCATCGTCAGCGTCTCCAATAATTCGGCGCGCGCTCGACGGACCGCGCGCGCAGGGTGAGCTGGCCCTCGCCGCGCGGGCCGGAGACGAAGTCGTAGTATCCGCAGAGATCGTTGATCCGCGAACGCACTTCCTTGCGCGCCATCGCCGCGCTCGCCCATTTCGGGACCGAGACCCGCAGGCGGATCTCGACGACCTTGCGCTTGGCGGCCATCTTCGCCTCCGCTCCCCTGCGGCGCGGGTCGGGGAGGAAACGACCCGCGCCGCTCTTCCGCCGGCGCGCTTGGGAGCCCGCGCGCCGGAAAGCGTCAGCCGTTGTCGTTGACCGCCGCGGCCGCCTCGTCGACCAGGCCGCGCCGGCGGTCGCCGCGCAGCGCCGTGACGGCGAGCGCGCTTCCGTCGGCGGCGATCAGCCTCAGACGCGCCTGGCCGACGAGCTCGTCCGCTTCGGCTTCCAGCGCCGCAAGACGGTAATCGAAAGTGGCGATCTCGATCGCCAGGCTCGCCTTGAGGGCGGCGAGCTTTTCCGGCGCGCTCACGGATCGAGCTCCGGCGCCGGGGGAAGCGGATTGGCGGCGCGCCAGGCTTCGAGCGCGGCGCGGCCCTCGCGGGCGATGAAGACGCGGCGCTCGCCGCGGCAGACGGCGCGGAACGCGAGCCGCCGCGCCAGCAGGCTCTCGATCGTGCCGCGCGGCGTGAACGGCCCCTTGGCGGTCGGCGCGTAGCCGACGCGAAAGGCGGAGAGCGGGCTCTCGGCGAGCCGCGCCAGCGTCCCGGCCATGAAGGGCGTGATCGGCCGCGCTAGCGAGGCGCAGACGCTGGGCGGATCGGAAGCGGTCGCGGACATCGTCTCATCCGTGCGAATCGACGCCCCGAATGTTCGTCACGCGTGAGAAGAGATCAAGCGCCGGCGGGAAATAATTCGCTACGCCGGCCGCGACAAATTAGCGCATTCGCCGCGACAGCGCGCGGATCGGCCCGACGATCCTGACGCCGCCGCCGACCGGGACGGCCGCCTCGGCGAGCGCCGGGTCCATGGTGCGGACGCTGAGATAGGCGCCGTCGTAATAGCGGACGCGCGTGCGCGCCGCGCCGTGATCGAAGTCGTAGAGCTGCGCCACCACCAGGTCGCCGGCGCGCGCCTCCTCGGCGGCGTCGAGCAGTAAGAGATCGCCGGGCAGCACGCCGGCGAGCTCGAGCGCGCGCGATTCGACGCGCCATAGCGATTGATCGGGCGTTCGCGGGGCGAGCTCGGCTGGGGTCTCGCCGGAAAGGGGGCTGACGTCGGGCTCGGCGAAGGCGCGCGGGCGGCCGAGCGTCGACGGCGGCGCGACGGCGAGCGCCTCGGCGATCTGCAGCACGCTGGTCGCCTTCGGCTCGTGCGGGTCCTCGTCGTCGAGCATGCGATAGACGGTCGAGGGCGAAACGTGGGCGCGCGCGGCCACCTCGCCCGCATCGAGGCGCGCCTCGGCTATCACCCGCTCCAGCCAGCGGCGCACCTCGGCGCGCCACTGTGCGGCGAAATGTCGCGGCGGATTGGAGACGGCCGGGAGGGGCCGAGATTGGCGCGGAACTCTCATCAACGCGAGAGATTGCACGATCCGACGTCCACAAGACGCGTCAACGATGCGCTTGACTTGCTCAAGTATGGCCGAAAATCATCCGCGCATGCAAGAGGTGATTCGCACCAGTGAGAACGGGCCGGCGCCCCCGCCGCCGGCCTTCGCCGAGATCGCCAGCCTCGCCGCCCGCGCGCGGGCGATCAATTTGAGCCTGCACGCGCTCTGCCTGCGCGCCGAGCCGCCGGTCGCCTATTCGACGGTGGCGCGCTGGCTCGCCGGCGCCGGGACGCCGCTGCTGTCGAACCTGATCGAGACCGCGTCGCGGCTGCGCGTCGCAGTCGAGCGCGAGGAGGACGCGGTGCGCTGGGCGCTGACGGCGCGGAGGCGGCGATGAGCGCGGCGCGCGCCGCTCTGACGCTCGCCGAGGCGGTCGGGCTGGCGCTCGCCGCAGCGATCGTCGCGGCGACCGCCATCGCCGCGCTCGTCCTGTTGAGCTTGGTCGCCGGGGGGCCGACATGAACGGCGAGCGCATCACCCTTAACGACCTGATCGACGTGGTCGATCTCTACGGGATCGAGATCGCGCAGCACGCCGACAATCTGCGCGCGGCGATCGAGCGCGGCCACGTGCGCCGGCCGCCCGAGGACGTCGAGCGCATCCGCGCCCGGCTCGAGCCGCTGCGGCGGGTCGCGCGGCTCTTACGATTGACGCGCGGCTTCGCCGACCGGCTGCCGGAGGAATTCCTGGCGGCGATCGAGAACGAGGCTCAGATCGCCGGGGCGCGCGCGCCGGCGCCGCCGCCGCCGGAGGGACTGGCGTGATCGCCGCCGGCACGGGACACACCGCCGTCCGGGCGCAGAAGCGGGCGCGGCTTTCCGACGGCGAGGTCTGGCAAAAGCTGGAGCTCTTCCCGACGCCGCCATGGGCGACGCGGGCGCTGGCGCTGCATGTGCTGCCGGCTCTCGACGCGCCGGCTCTCGACGTCTGCGCCCTGTGGGAGCCGTGCGCCGGCCTCGGCCACATGAGCGAGACGCTGCGCGAGTACTCGCCAAGCGTCGTCGCCAGCGACCTGTTTCTCTACCCGAACGCGCCGGACAACATCGAGCGCCGCGATTTCCTCGACGACGATCTGGCCGCGCCGGCGGTCGACTGGGTCGTCACCAATCCGCCGTTCACGGCCGCGGCGGCGATGTGGCGGCGCGCGGTCGGCTTCGCGCGCGTCGGCGTCGCCTTCTTCTGCCGGCTGCAATGGCTGGAAGGCGAAGAGCGCTACCAGGAGATCCATCTCGCCTGCCGACCGACGGTGGTCGCGCCGTTCGTCGAACGGGTCGCGCTGTGCGAGGGCGGCTGGGACCCCCACTGCTCGACGGCGACGGCCTACGCCTGGTTCGTCTACGTGCGGCCGCAATGGCTGCCGCCGGCGTGGCGCGACGGCGAGACGCGGCTGCGGCTGATCCCGCCGGGGCGCAAGCAGGCGCTGAGCTTCCGGTCCGACGCGCGGCTCGCGGCGCTGCATGTTCCGGGCTTCGTTCCGCCGTCGGCGTTGAGGCGCGCCGGGCGGCAGGCGGCGTTGTTGTGAGCGCGTTCGGCCTGACGAGGGGAACGGCGATGACCCGCTGTCCGTGCTGCGGCGCTGCGATCGACGACGGCTTCGTCCGGCTCGATCGCGACGCGATGACGATCGAGACCGCCGAGGGACGCGCGCGCGTGCCCGGCCTCGCCTTCGAGCTGATCGACGCGCTGGTGCGCGCCTGGCCGCGCGACGCGCGGCGCGACTGGCTGATCGAGGAAGTGATCGGCGAAGCGTTCGCGGACCCCGCGGCGCGGCTGCGCCAGCTCAAGCTGCAAGCCCGGCGCGCGCTGGCGCCGCTCGGCCTGACGATCGAGGATCTGTCGCGGCGCCGGCCGGACGGCGCGCTGCGGCTGGGCGGCGCGGCGATCGTCGACGCGCGCCGGCGCGCCGAGACGCCCGGCGAGGTGAGGATCTGCGCGTGAGCGGCAACCAGACGACCGGCCGTCCGTGCGACGCGGCGCGGCAATGGCGCATGTTCGACGCGCTGACGCCGCGCCTGCGCGCGCTGATCGCCGCCGCGCCGTACTGCTTCGACGTCGCCGCCGCGTGGCGCGACTATCGCCTGTGCGGCGAGCGCGCCGCGGCCGCGGCGTTCGTCGCCTACGCCCTGCGCCGGCGCGACGAGCTGATCGCCAAAACCTACGGCGCGGACCATCCGCAGATCGGCGCGCGCACGCCGGAAAGACGCGCAGGGAGGGGACGGTGAAGGGAATGACGCAGTCGCCGCTTTCCAGCGCGCCGCCGGAGCTCGCGTTGTTCGACGTCGTCAGGCTGAAGAGCGGCGGGCCGCCGATGACGATCGTCGCATGGCCGCTGAAGGGCGACGACGATCTCGTCGCCTGCGCGTGGTTCGTCGAGGGCGAACACCTCAGCGCGCGCTTCCGGCTGGGAAGCCTCACGCGCACCGACCCGGACCCGCAATGAACGCCGAGCGGCTCGAGATCGCCTCGTCGACGCCGCGCGTCCTGACGCCGGCGCAGAAGCTGCTGCGCCTGGCGGCGGCGCGCGACGCGCGCTCGCGCGCGCTGGTGGAGGAATATCAGCGCTCGGGCTCGCTTAAGGCGCTGGCGGCGGCGCTGCAAACCGCGGGGCTCGGCCGTGGCTGACGACGCGCTGCGCGCGCTCGACCAGGACCTGGCGAAGAACATCGACGCGCTGGTCCAGCGCCTGTTCGGAGGAGCGGCCGAGAAGCAAGGGGCCTATTGGGCGCTCGACGACATTCGCGGCGGCGCGCCGAAGAACGGCGGCAGCCTGAAGATCTGGCGCGCGGGAAAGAAGCAAGGGGAGTGGTACGACTTCGCCGCCGGGAAGGGCGGCTCGCCGATCGGGCTATGTATCCGCGCGCCGCGCGGCGGTGCCGGCAACGCGCGCGAGGGGATCGCGTTCGCGCGCTCGTTTCTCGGCCTCGGCGACGAGACGCCGACGGAGAAGGCGAAGCGCGAAGCGCGCGCCGCCGCCGAGCGACGCCGGCGCGAGGCCGACGACGCCGCGGAAAGCGAGCGCAAGCGCAAGGCGGCGCTGCGGCGGTGGCTGGAAGGCGTCCCCCTCGCCGGCACGCTCGGCGAGGATTATCTCGCCCGCCGCGCCATTCCGCTGGCGGCGCTGGCGCGGCCGCCGCGCGCGCTCCGCTTCCATCCCAGCATGATCTTTCCCGACGACGGTCGGGCGCGGCCGTGCATTCTCGGCGCCGTCGCCGGCGAGCGCGGCTTCCTGACCGTGCACCGCCATTGGATCGAACGGCGCGCCGACGGCGACGCGTGGAAGGCCGACGTGGTCGAGCCTAAGCGCTCCTACTCGAGCTGCCACGGCGGCCTGATCGCCATCGCCCGCGGCGATTCCGGCAAGCGCTATCGCGAGCTGCCCGACGGCGAATGGATCTACGCCAGCGAAGGGATCGAGGACGCGCTGTCGATCGCGCTCGCCGCCCCGGAGGCGCGGGTGGTCGCCGCCGTCGCGCTCAGTCACCTGGGGGCGATGTTCGTGCCGCCGCAGGCGGCCGGGATCGTCTGGCACCGCCACCGCGGCGACCCCGACGAGGCGGTGAGGCAATACGAGCGCCAGGCCGAGGCGCTGGCGCGGCGCGGGATCGCGCTGCGCGAGGTCTGGGCGCCCGACGGCTGCAAGGACTTCAACGCCTGGCTGATGGCCGAAGCCGGACTGGAGAGGCCGGCGTGACGACGCCCGACCTCTCGCCCATCTGCGACGCGCTCGCCGCCGCGGCGCCCCCGGGAGCGGCCGGCGCGGACGCGCCGCGCGACCCGCAGCGCGAGGCCGACGCGCGCTATCTCAAGGCCGCCGTCAAGCGCCTCGGCCGCGAGGCGGCGCTGAAGGTGGCGCGCGCGATGGGCTGGTCGAGCGAGGAATTCGAGGCGTTGATCGCGCGGAAGCCCAAACCGAAGCCGGCCGCGGAGGCGGAGGCGCCCGACGAGAGCGCGGCGCGCGACGAGCCGGCGACGCCCGACGCGCCGCCGAGCGGCGAGAGCGAAGCGGAAGGATGGCGGCTGAAGAAACACCCGCTGAAGCCGCTGCCGCCGGACTCGCCCGTGAGGCCGCTTGGCACCAAGAACGGCGTCTATTTCTTCCTCGACCCCGCCAATCAACTGCGCGATCTCAAGCAAAAGGACTTCTCGGCCGGCGGCATTCGCGACTTGTTCGGGCGCGAAATCGAGTATCTGTGGAAGACCTGGCCGAAGTTCAAAGAAGACGGCAATCAATCGGGCTGGAAGGCCGACGCCTGCTCGGAATCGCTGATCGACGCGGCGGCGCGCAAGGGCGTGTTCGACGGCTTCGCGAAGGTGCGCGGCCTCGGTGCCTGGCCGTCGGCCGACGGCTCGCTGATCTACCACGCCGGCGACGCGGTGCTGATCGCAGGCGAATGGAGGCCGCCGGGCGAATACGACGGCTTCGTCTACCCGCCCGCCGAACGCTCCCCGCGGCCCGCCGAGCGCGCCGAGGGCGCGCGCGAGCAGGCGGAGGAGCTCTTAAAGATCCTCGACACCTTCTCGTGGCGAGGCGAGGCGGGGCGCGAGCCGCCGCGGGTCGGCGGCTATAGGGTCGAAAGCCTGATCGCGCTCGGCTGGATCGCCTCGGCGATCGTCGGCGGCGCGCTGGAATGGCGGGCGATGATGTGGGCGACCGGCGATCTCGGCTCGGGCAAGAGCGCGCTCCTGGACCTGGCGCGCGACGTCATCGGCGACCTGGTCAAGGCGGGCAACGCGACGCAGGCCGGCGTGTGGACGGTGCTCGGCGCGTCGACGCGGCCGGTGCTGCTCGACGAGACCGAGAACGACCCGCGCAGCCCGCGCGCGATCAGGTTGGTGGAGCTCGCGCGCCAGGCGGCGAGCGGCGACATGATCCTGCGCGGGTCGGCCGACCACAAGGCGGCGGCGTTCACCGCGCGCTCGTCGTTTCTGTTCTCCTCGATCATCATCCCGCCGATGCTCGGCCAGGACGTCAGCCGCTTCGCCGTGCTCGAGCTGGAGCGGCGCGAAGATTCGAAGAAGCTGAGGCTCGACGCCGTCAAGAACGCGGCGATCGGCCGCGCCATCCGCCGCCGCTTGATCGACGGCTGGCCGCACTGGACCCAGCGCTTCGACCGCTGGCGCGAGGGCCTGGCGGCGATCGGCCACGACGCGCGCGGCTGCGACCAGTGGGGCACGCTGCTAGCGATGGCGGACCTGACGCTGCACGACGAGCCGCCCGACAGCGACTCGCTCGCCGAGCTGTGCGCGCTGTTTCCGGCGGCGAAGAGCGAGCGGCAGAGCAACGCCGAGGACATGCTCGGCCACCTCACGACCGTGCCGGTCGACGCGTTCCGCGGCGGCAATCGGGTCAACATCGGCGAGCTGGCGGCGCGGGCGGCGCTGCAGGAATGGGGCGACGAGCGCGACGCCGAGGGCGAGGAGGCGACGACTAACGAGCGCACGCCGAAGAAGTGCCGCGAGGCGCTGCGGACGTGGGGCGTGTTCGTCGACCGCGAGACCGGCGACCCGATCTGGCGCGTCGCGCTCCCCAACAAGCACGAGGGGCTGAGGCGGCTATTCGAGGGCACGCAATGGCGCAGCGATCCCGGCGCCGGCGGCGGTTGGGCGCAGGCGATGAAGCGCCTGCCGGGCGCGCGGGCGGAAAACTCGCGCAAGCTCGGCGGGAGGGGATGGAGCGTGCCGATCGGGGTGTTTCTGATGAAGGAGGAGGGGTGACGATGGAGCGGAGCGACCTAGTTGATCTGGTGGTCGTCCTACGCTTCGAAACGGAGCTGGCGGTCCTGGTGAGCGAGACGGGCGAGCGAAAAGACGCGGTGTGGCTCTCGAAGAGCCAAGTCGAGATCGCGGAGCGGCCGCGGCGGGAGGGACGCACGCCGCTGTTCGATCTCACGCTGCCGGAGAGGCTGGCGGAAGAGAAGGGGTTGGGCTGATGGAGATCTGGACAGGGCTCGGCGCCGGGCTGCTCGGCGACATGACGATCCGCGAGCCGACGCAGGCGGTGCGCGACGTGATCGCCGAGCGGATAAGGCAGGCGCGCGAAGAGGGATGGACGGCGGAGCACGACGATTTCCACTGCCTAGGCGAGCTCGCGGCGGCGGCGTGCTGCTATGCATGGCGGGCGCACGTTTTCGCCTCCAGCGGCGGCGACGCCGACACTTTGTGCGCGACGGCGATCGACGTGTCGCACGCCGCGCCGCGAGAGTGGCCGTGGGACGAGTCGTGGTGGAAGCCGAAGACGGTGCGGCGAGACTATGTCCGCGCGGCGGCGATGCTCATCGCCGAGATCGAGAGGCTCGATCGCCAGGCGGCGCGGCGCTTTCGCGACAGCGCGCGAGCGAGCGCCTCGAGCATCGCCGCGGAGCGCGCGCGCAACGCCGCGCCGGCCGATGTGACGACGGAGACCTTGACGACCGCGCACCTGCGGCAGGCGGTCGAGATGCTCGATCGAAACGTGGACGAAGAGGGCGGCTAGCCGTCGCTTTCGGTACGTCACGATCTATTACACACGCGGGTCACCACGCGTCCGGCAGACCGGCGGCGATCGCCGCGCAGGCGAGGCGGTAGCGCCGCCACGCGGCCTCGGAAATGACCGCGGCTTCGCCGCTCTTGCCGCGGCGGGCGCCTTCCTCGTAGTCCTGGATCTGGCTCGCCGAAAAGCCGCTGCGCTCGGCGAGTTCGGCGCGGCTGAGGCCTTGCGCCTCGCGCCAGGCGCGGGCGCGCTCGGCTTCGGCCAGGCGGATGTCCATGCGGTCCTCGTCATCGTTGGCGACCTCGATCGCCGCGGACGGCGACTTGAGCAGCGCTCGCCAGTCGCGCCCGACGACCGTAGCGACGAGGGCGCGTAGCTGTAGCGCAGTTCGCTTCTCCTGCATAGCCTTCTCGTAGTGCTCGCGCCACCACTCCGGCGTCCGTAGCTCGCCATTGATCGACCGGTTCTCGCGCCGCTCGATCGCCGCGAGCTGCGCGGCGGTGGTCGGCCGCCAGCGCCAGGCGCGCTCTGGCGAGCGGCGCTTCGGCTGGTTGAGGGCATGGATCTCGCGGCGCACGGCGGCGCCGTAGGCGCGCGCCTCGTCGGCGGCGAGCTCGCGCGAGGCGGCCAGCGCGCGCCATGGCGCCAGGCGCGGCAGATCAGGATAGCGCGGACCCCGCCAATGGAGACGGCCGGCGGCGTCGAGATCGTAATCGTCTCGCTCTGGGCAACGCGCGACGCGCGGAGCGAACAGCGCGTCCGCGAGCTCGGCGTCGAGCGGCGCGCCATGAACGGGGTCGATATGGGCGGGTTTGCCGGCCCGCGGGACGAAATTATGGCGGCGATCATGCCAGCGAACAGTTTCGGCGAGGGCGGAATGCATCGGAGGGTCCTCTGTTCGGGGCCCACTTCCCGGCGGCCCATGACGAGGGTCTAGCGCGGTTCGCCAAATCGGAGCAACTGCAATTTGGCGAACTGCGCTAATTCGCCGCAGGGCGGCCCGCGGCGAACGACTGACGCACGGCCGTGTCGCTAGTCTGCGGTCCTGTACCTATTGGTGCGTGAACAGGGTTTCGCCGCGCGCGGCGGGCGCGGGGAGCGCCTGCAACGGTTCGATTTCACCGTTGCAAAACAGAGGTCCAGTGTTGCAAGCGCAAGCTATTCAGATCACTGAGAAATCGGCGACGCTGCAACGCTGCGACGCGCGCAACGGTCGCGCGCGCGCACACGTGGAGAGGATAACGCGAGAGGCGGCGAGCGTATGAGGGCGCTCTAGACGCGCGCGCGTGGCGTTGCGCGCGTCGCAATGTTGCATAATTTCTCTTTAGAGAGATATATCAAATGGTTAGCTGCGCAACACTAAGCCGCCGATTTGCAACGGTGAAATTCGCGCTGTTGCAAGCGCGCTGGCGTCGTCTCTGTCCGCTCGCCGCGCTGGATAAAATATCCATGGAAATTCAGCGATGAAGGCCGAGGTCGCGGCGGCGGTCGAAAAGGGGGCGCTGGGCGTGCGTGAAGCGGACGCGGCGGCGGCGGAGCAGGCGAAGCTGTTTCCGCTGCCGGTCGAGATTGGCGCGACCGCGGAGCAGCGCGTGAACTTGGTTCGCAAGGCGGGCCGGCCGCCTGGCGCGGCGAATCGCTCGTCGCGGGAGCTGCGCGAGTGGCTGCTCAGGCGCGGCGTGCTGCCGCAGGCGGCGCTGATGCAGTGGGTGATGGGCGGACCGGACGGCGTGCTGGCCTGGATCACGGGCGGCCACCCGGACATCGCGGACGCGGAGACGCGCGCCGTCGCGTATCGCGAGTGGCGGACGGTGTGCGTCGAGCTCGGGAGCTACCTGCTGCCTAAGCAGGCGCAGGTCGACGAGGCGGGCAGGGTGATGCCGCAGATGGTGTTCGTGATGCCCGGCGGGACGGTCCCGATCGCTCCCGACGCGCGCGCCCCGTGGCTAGAGGAAATCGAGCAAAATCAAGCGCTTACCGAACCGGGGGCGGTCCAGTCGCAAACGCCGGAGTCGCAGCCGTGAGGAAAAGCGAGCGATTTCAACGCGCTATCGCCTGGCGGGCGCCAGTCGAGCCGACTAGGCGCAGGCCCTCCGTTTTCGCGACCCTCCCCCCCGGGGGGCCGGCGCCCGCCGACCCCCAAACTCGCGCGCGCGACCGCCGCCGCAGGCCTGCTCGCGATTGCCGGCTCCTCCAGACGCCGACCGATCTCCAGCGAGCGCGAAGCTTCGGAAGCGACCGCTTAAGGGACGCGGGGCGACGGGGCGCGGGGAGGGCGGCGCGGTGAACCAGTTCGGCAGCCTCGACGAGGTCCTCGAGCGCACGCCGCAGGGGCGCAACCTCCTCGCCTCGGTCGGGCCGGTCGCGGACGCCTTCGTGCTCGGCCGCGAACCGATGATGCTGCTCAACGGCCCGATCGGCTCGGCCAAGACGGCGTCGCTGGCGCGCAAGAACGTCTTCGAGGCGACGCGCATGCTGCCGTGGAACAACGGCGTGCGCACCTACGTCGTCACTAAAGTCCGCGACAAATACGTCAATATGTGGACCGCGACCATCCCGTCGTGGTGGAAGTTGTTTCCGAAGGAGGCCTTCCCGGAGTGGAACGGCTCCGACGGGCGCCCGGCCAACCACGTCGTCCGCTGGCGCGACCAGTGGGGCGACGTCGAGCTGATCGCCAAGTTTCGCGCCTTCGGCGAGGCGGCCGACGAGGAAGACACCCGCGGCTGGGAATGCACCGACGCCGAGTTCGACGAGTGGGATCTGATGGAGGAGCGCTTCACCACCGCGCTCTCCGGCCGCACCGCGCGCGAGCCGGCGCGCGACATCCTCGGCCGCCCGGGCCGCATGTACGGCGCGTGCAACGCGCCCGACGTGACCAGCTACATCTTTCGCGACTTCTGGGAAAACCCGCCGCCCGGCTATAGGCTGTATCGCCAGCCCGGCGGCCTCAATCCCGGCGCCGAATACCCGCCGGGGATCAGCCGCGCGTACTACGACGACCTGATCGCCAAGAACGTGCATCGGCCCTGGTACATCAAGCGCATGGTGCACAACCGGCCTGGCTTCACGCGCGACGCCGACGTCGTCTATCCGGGCTTCGACGACGATCGTCATATGGCGAAGGCGACCATCCCGGTCATCCCCAGCCTGCCGGTCCTGGTCGGCGTCGACGGCGGCCTCACTCCGGCGGCGGTGTGGATGCAGGAGCTGCCAAAGGGCCAGCTCCGCGTCCTCGCCCACGTCGCGCTGGAGACGTCGGGGATGATCGCGCTCTCGCGCGAGATGCTGCGGGTCGAGGCGCAGCGGTTCCCGAAGTGCGAGTTCGTCAGCGTCTGCGACCCCAGCATGGCCGCCGGCGAGGAGACCGAAGAGCGCTCCGATCGCGCGCGGCTGTCCGAGCTGCTCGGCCGCCGGGTGGAGCTCGCGCCGAGCAACAATCCGGAGGAGCGCCACGATCCGCTGCGCCGCTACATGGAGCGCACGCTGGAGACCGGCGAGCCGGCGCTGACGATCGACCCGAGCTGCATGCCGTTGCGCCGCGGCTTCAATCAGACGTTCTGCTACCACCGCGTGCGCGGCTCCAACGAGCGCTCGCGCGTGGTCAAGAACCCCGACTCGCACCCTTGCGAGGCCGCCGAATACGCGGCGATGGAGACCGGGCACGGGCACGCGCGGCTGCTCGAGTCGCAGCGGCGGCGCGAGCGCGAAGCGCGCGCGAAACGCGCGAAAGAGTCGGGGCGCTACAATCCGCTCGCCAGGCGCGCCTCATGAAGGTCCGCGACGCCGCGCCGGCCGACGTCGCTTACGTCATCCCGCGCATGCGCGAGGCCGACGCGCGCGAGGTCTACGCGGCGCGCTTCACGCCCGACCCGCAGGCGCTGGTCGACGACATGATCGCGGGGCTGCCGTGGCGCATCGGCTTCCTCGCGCTCGCCGGCGACGACGGGGCGCCGATCGCGCTGCTGGCGGCGGGGCTGACGACGCCGACCGTCGCCGAGGTGCTGATGGTGGCGACCGACGACTGGCGAAAAATCGCGTTCTCCGCCACGCGTTTTGCGCTCCGCGTCGCCATCCCCTGCTATCTCGGCCCCAATGTGCGGCGGGCCGAATGCAAGGCGTGGGTGGGCAACGTCGCCTCGCGGCGGTGGCTGAAGACGCTCGGCTTCGCGGAGGAGGGGGTCCTCGCCGCCTACGGCCGGCGCGGCGAAGCCTTCGTCCAGTGCGCGTGGGTCAACTCGCGCTTCCCGAACGTCTGACGAACGGCCGATGGTCTAGGCTCGGCAAGTCACGGGCGCACGGGCGGCCGGGGAGGCTTCCTGGGTTCCTCGCTCCCCGGCCGCTTCGCCCGAAGAGATGCAGGGCCGACCTGGTCGGCCGCCGTGAAGGGCGGACAGGGCGGAAAACACGGCTTCCGGCGCGTTGCCCCTGTCCGCCGCTCCTCCTTCGGAGACGAGCCGCATGTGCGTCGCCAAATGGTTCGGCCTCGGGTCGAGCAACAACAACGCCGCCTTGCAGCTCGCGCAACAGCAGCAACAGCAGGCGCAGGCCGCCGTCGCCAGCGCCAACCTCGACACCGAACAGAGCCGGCTCGCCGCCGAGAATCAGATGCGCAAGGCGGCGAGCGCCTATGGCTTCGCCTCGACGTTGTTCGGCGGCTCGGGCTCCTCGCAGCCGCAGCTCGGCTACAAGACGCTGTTTGGGGCATGAGCCTTTCCGTCCGCGAAATTCTCGACGAACATTCCCGCCTCGTCTCGATGCGGACGCCCGAGGAGCCGCAGTGGCGCGAGATCGCCACCCTGATCAAGCCCGACGAGCGCGATATCGGCACCTGGAACAAGCGCATCCGCGTCGCCGACGAAATCTTCGACTCGACGCCGTTGCAGGCGCTCGACCAGTTCGTCGGCGGCTTGTTTAGCCAGGCAACCAGCCCCGCCGACCGCTGGTTTGAGCTGGGGATCGACGACAAGGACCTGCAGGCGTGGGGCCCGGTCAAAGACTATCTGTGGAACCTGGCGACGATGGCGCTGTCGAGCTTCGGTCCGGCGCTGTCGAACTTCTACGCCATGGTCCCCGCCGCCTTCGCCGACCTCGGCGCGTTCGGCCTCGGCACCATGTACTCCGACATCGACCTCGAGCGCCGCCGCTTCCGCGACATCGCCATCCCGCTCGCCGAGGCCTATGTCGACACCGACGGCGAGGGCGGCCTCATCCGCTTCGACCGCGAGTACGCGCATCGCGGCGCCCAAGCGAAGGTCACTTTCGGCGACCGCGCGCCGGCGATCGAGGACAGCCGCGAGATCCACGTCGTCCACGCCGTCTTCCGCAATCCCGAGCATCGGCCCGGCGCCCTCGGCCCGAAAGGAAAGCCGTGGTCGAGCGTCTACTGCTCGCCCGACCTGCCGGAATGGCGGATCGACGGCGGCTTCTACGAGCTGCCCTATCATTCGATCCCCTGGACGCTGCGCGGCGGCCGCGCCTATCCGACCGGGCCCGGCCACATCGCCCGCGCCGACGTGTCGATGCTCAACGAGATGGAGCGCGATCACATCGTCGCCGCCAACTTCGCCGCCGACCCGGTCCACCTGCTGCACGACAAGTCGATCTACACCGCCGCCGACATCCGCCCGGGCGAAGTGCTGTACGGGATGATCAACGAGAACGGCAAGCCGATGATGCAGACGTATCAGACCGGCGCCGACGTGAAGCTTTCGATGGCCCAGAGCGAGCAGCGCCGCTCGGCGATCCGCGAGGCCTATCTGTTCTCGATCATGCAGCTCGTCAACCGGCCCCAGATGACCGCGACCGAATTCCTCGGCTTCAAGGAGGAGCAACTGCGCCTGATGGCGCCGAACCTCGGGCGCATTCACTCCTACGGCCTCCAGCCGTTGATCGCGCGGCGCATCCGCATGATGCAGCGCGCCGGCCTCGTGCCGCCGCCGCCGCCGGAGCTCGCGCGCGAGGCGATCAACATCGGCTTCACCTCGCCGCTCGCCAAGGCGCAGAAGGCGGCGCAGGGCCGCGCGGCGATGCAGCTCGTCACCTCGGCGCTCCAGGTGGCGCAGCTCGATCACGACGCCGGCGACAACGTCGACGGCGACAAGGTCCTACAAACCCTCGGCGACGCCTTCGGCGCCGACCCGTCGCTGATCCGCGACCCGCAGACGGTCGCGAGCATGCGCAGCCAGCGCGCGCAGGCGCAGCAGACGGCCCAGCAGCTCCAGAACGTCGGCCAGGCGACCTCGATCGCCGCCGAAGCCGCGCACGCCGCGCAGGCGGCGACGTTGTCGCAGGGGCGCGTCGGCCAGGGGAGGCCGTCGTGAACCTGAAGGCGTGGCTCGCGGGCATCTGGCCGCGCGAGCAGCGCTTCGCCGTGGTCGAGCAGTATCGCCTGCTCGGCAAGCTCGCGCAGGCCGACATCGCGCTGCGCGGCTCGGTGTGGAACGGCGCGCCGCCCGGCCTGAAGCCTTGGGACGCCGGCGTGTTCGAAGGACGGCGGCAAATGGCGGTGGAGATCCTTTTGATTTGCGGGTCGAAGGACGAGCTGTTCGACCTTGTCCCGCGTCCCTCGGAGGCGGAAGATGACGGACGGAATCGGTACGGCCGGCGCGGCTAGCGGCGCTGGCGCCGGACAGGGCGGCGGCGCGCAAGACGGCGGCGGCCAGCAAGCCCCGTGGTACAGCGCGATTCAAGGACTGAGCGACGACGCGCGCAACTGGGTTGTCGGCAAGGGCTTCCAGGACCCGGCGAGCGCGCTCGCCTCGGCCGCCAGCGCCGAGAAACTGCTGCGCGAGCGCAACGTCATCCCGGCCCCCAATCTCGACAAGCTCGACGACTGGGAAGGCTGGACGACGCTGGGCTGGACGCCAAAGCGCGACGACTACAAGATCGCGCCGAAAGAGCTGCCGAAGGGCGTCGAGTACTCGAAAGCGATGGAGGCGAAGTTCCTCGATCTCGCGCATTCCCAGCGCATCCCGGCCAAGCGCGCCGAAGCGCTGCTCAACGGCATGCTCGACATGATGGTGGGCGAGCTCGACGCCGTCGGCGCCCGCGGCCTGAAGACGCTCGACGAAACCCGCACGGCGCTGCAAGGCGAGTGGGGCGACAAATACGAGAGCAATCTCGTGCGCGCGCAAGCGGCGGCGCGCGCCTTCGGCATCGAGCTCCAGGACGTCGCCCAGCTCAACAAGATCATGGGCGACGCGAAGCTGGTGAAGGCGTTCGCGCGGCTCGGCTCATTGCTCGACGAAGACACGCTGAAAGGCGGCGCCGCCAGCGGGCAATCGCGCGGCCAAGGCGGCCTCGACGCCGCGCGCGCCGAGCAGGAGCGCCTGCGCAACGATCCGGCGTTCGCCGCCCGCCTGCGCAAGGGCGACCGAGCGGCGATCGAGCAGTGGCAGGCGTTGAGCGACCGTATCGCGAAGGGATGAGCCATGGCGAAGAAAACAAAAGAAGCGCCGGCGGCCGGAGAAGCCGGCGAGCAGGGAGAGCTCCTTACCGCGACGGAGATCGCGGCGGCGGACGCGCTGATCGATTTCGAGCGCGCCGCGACGGCGCATCGGGCGGCGCGCCATGGCGTGGCGCAGCTCGGGCTCGCCGTTCCCTTGCTGGCCGAAGAGGAGGGAGCGACGCCGGCGCCGGTCTTGGCCGACGGCCTTCATCGCCTCGAGGGCTCCGACTGGACATTCAGGGTCCAAGACGGCCTCGCCGTCGCCGGCTACCACCGCCAGGCGCACTATTGGACGATCGACGGCGAACCCGAGATCCGCCATCCGCGCAGGTCGGGAACGTCTGACGAACGGCCGGCGGCCTAAGCTCCGCGCCAACGGACGGGGAGGGCGGCGCCCTCCCTCGCACCGGCCGCCACCCGGCCTCGTCCCGCCGGCCCGCCTGCAAGCTGTCAAGTCAGCCGCCGAACGCGGGCGCTAAACGGCAGGCCTCGCCCTTCGCGCTTCAGGCGCGGACGCCACCCTGGCCGACCCCTTCAGCCCTTTCCCTGGAGCCGGCCAATGAGCTATCCGGATATCTACGGCCCGATCGACGCGGTCTATCAGCAACGTTATGCGGACAACGTCCGCCTGCAAGTCCAGCTCACGCGCGACCCGTTCGACGGCGCGTACGAGATCATCCCCAACGCGCGCGGCCGCGAAATTCAGGCGGTCGATCTCGTCGGCAAGTCTGAATGCCTGTTCGACCAGCCCGACGACGCGCCGACCCCCAACATCCCGCCCTCGCACGAGGGCATCTACGCCCAGCCGCGGAAGATGAACTGGGGGCGTCTGATCAAACGCGGCGACGAGATCAAGGCCGCCGTCGATTTCCAATCGATCTACGTCCGCGAAGGCGCGGCGGCGCTGGTGCGCGGCAAAGCCAAGCTGCTCGCGGCGGCGCTGGTCGGCCCGCGCCTGATCCGCAACGACAACACCGGCGCGATCAACTCCGTGCCCTACGACCAGACCAATCGCGTCATCGCCAACAACTATCAGTACGGCGGCGGCGGCGCGACCGCCGGCCTGACGGTCCAGAAATGGATCAAGGCGATGGAGATGCTTGGCAAGACCGACCTCGACGTCGACACCGAAGACCTCACCGCCGCGATGACGATGAAGGAAAACACCGACCTGTATAACCAACTGCAGGTCACCAACATGTTGTACGTCAACCGCGCGCAGTTCGAGGAGAAGACCGTCAAAGTCTTCATGGGCGTGCGGATCAAGATCTATAACTACCTGCCGATGGATCCGACCGGGGCCTATCGCCAGATCCCGATGTGGGCGCGAAGCGGGCTTCACTGGGGCGACTTCGAGCCGCTGGCGACCTTCCTCGAGCGCAACCCGTCGCTCAACTTCCAGCCGCACGCGTACCTGGAGCAGTGGGGCGGCGCGACGCGCTCGGAAGACGAGAAGGTCGTGCTGATCAACTGCGACCCGACCGTCCAGTAAGCCGAGGCCGGGGACGGCGCGCCGCCCCCGCCGTTCCCCCCATCTTCAACCCGCGAGGCCGCCATGGGCGTCGTCACCCGCTACACCGCCGGGTTTCCCAACCCGAACAACGTCTCCGCCTATTCCTGCGTCTCCCACGAGCGCATCTCGACCCTGCGCTCCAGCTTCTTCAACATCGCCGTCGCCAGCGGCGACGCGGTCGGCTCGATGTACTATCTCGCGCGCCTGCCGAGCTTCGCCATGCTGAAGCCCGGTCTGTCGACCTTGGTGTCCACCGGAATCGCCGGCCTGACCGGCCTGTCGATCGGCCTGACCAACGAAGCCGGCACGCAAAGCGACGCGGCGTTGATGGCCGCCGCCGACGTCCACGCCGCCGGTTCGTTCAACCCGTTCGCGGCGATCTCCGGCGCGAACCTGGTGCAGCGCCTGTGGCAGGTCCTCGGCCTTGCGGCCGATCCGCACGCCGACCTCGACATCTACGCCAAGATCACCGCCGGCCCGGCGACCGGCGCCGGAACGCTGATCGGCGATCTGGTGTGGTCGCAGCCCGGCCTGTGAGGGCGCCGCCATGACGACGCCGCGCGGCCTGACGGAGACCGACCGGGCGAACGGCGCGCTCGCCGAAATCGGCGAGCCGCCGATCGCCGCCTTGAGCGATCCCGGCCGCGCGGCGGCGCGCCATTGCAACCGCTTCTTCGCCGGCGTGCGCGACGAGCTGTTGCGCGAAGCGCCGTGGCAGTTCGCCAAGAACTACGTCACGCCGGCGGCGCAGCCGACGGCGCCGTCGCCGCGCTGGCTCTATCGCTACCTCATGCCCGCCGACTGCGTGAACATCGTCTGCGTCATGCATCGCCAGAACGCCGAATGGGAGCAGAATTCCAGCGGCGACGACGCGACGGTGGCGATCTGCCTCGACACCAATCTGGTCGCGCCCAACGTCTGGTACACCCGGCGGATCGTCAACCCGGCGCAGTGGGACGCGCTGTTCTGCGAGCTGTTCGACATCAGCCTCGCCGCGAAGATCAACCCCCTGATCGGCCGCGACAAGTCGAAGACCGCCGAGCTGCTGCAACGGCGCAGGGACAAGCTCGAAGAGACCAAGGCGCGCGACGCGCAGAGCGCTTCGGCCGAACGCCAGCGCAAGGACGTCAACTGGATCCTCGCGCGCTACGGCGTGCCGATGGGCCTGCCGCCGATCGTCGGGCCGGCGGAGCGCGGCTAAATGGCCCAGCGCGTCACGCCAAGCAAGACCAACTTCACCGCCGGCGAGCTGAAGCCGAGCCTGCACGCGCGCGAGGACCTGTCGGTCTGGCAGAACGGCGCGAAGAAGGTCGAGAACATGATCCCGCTGCCCGAGGGAGGCGCGACGCGCCGCTCGGGCACCGCGCTGGTCGCGCCTCTGGTCGACCAGACGCGGCCCGGCCTGCTGATCCCGTTCAAGTTCTCGCGCACCGACGCGCGCGTGCTCTGCCTCAACGCCGGCGTGGCGCGCGTCATCGCCGCCGGCGCGTTGGTGATGTCGGGCGGCGCGCCTTACAGCTTCGCCCATCCCTGGACGGACGCGCAGCTTCCACAAGTCCGCTGGGGCGAGTCGGCCGGCGACATCTTTCTCGCCGACGGACTGACCTATCCGCGCCAGCTCGCGCGGCTCGCCGACGCCAACTGGTCGCTGACCACTTACGCCAGCGTCGACGGCCCGACGCTGACGCAGAACCTCGACTCCACCAAGACGATCGGGGTCTCGGGCAATTCCGGCTCGATCGCGCTCACCGCGAATTTCGCCGCTTTCCAAGCCGGCCACGTCGGCTCGACCTGGCGGCTCGACGAGAGCGACCTGTCGCTGATCCCCTACTGGACCGCCGACGAGAGCGTCCCTTGCGTCGCCAGCGCCGGGGCGGCGGTTCCGGGGACGAACTATCGCCGCTACCAGGGCAACGTCTATTGCGCCCTTGGGCCGGGGTCGGCGACGGCGGAAGGACCGCCATATACGGCAGGGACTTATTCCGCCGGCGTCAACGCGCCGACCAACACCTCGGGAACGTCGCAAAGCGCGCCGGGCTGCGTCGCCTGGCAGTTCATGTACGCGGGCTACAGCTTCGTCCGGATCACGGCGGTGACCGATTCCGAGCACGCGACCGCGACGGTGCTCGGCGATCCGCGCATGGGATATTCCGTGCTGCCCGATTCGATCGTGACCAAGCCGACTTATCGCTGGTACGAGGGCGCGTGGTCGAGCGTGCAAAGCTTCCCGACCCAGATGGTGTTCGGCCAGCAGCGGCTGTGGTTCCTCGACGCCACGTCGAACTTCTGGGGCTCTTACCTCGGCGACTATTGGAGCTTCCTCACCGACTCGACCGCCAACTCCGCCATCACCGGCCAGGTGCTGTCGCTCGACGGGACGGTGCTGACGCCGCAATGGGCGGTCTCCTCGGGGTGGGTGGTGATCGGCTGCGCCGATTGCGAGCCGGTGATCCGCGGCAGCGGCGCCTACGACACGCTGACCACCAGCGACATCCAGGCGATCGTCGACAAAGGCCAGGGCTCGGCGCCGCAGATCGCCGCGATCGCCGACGCCGGCATCCTCAATATCGGCGTGTCGCGCAAGCGGCTGATGTACACCAAGATCGATCGGCTGATCGAAACCATCCGCACCGACGAGATCTCGACCACCGCCAACCATGTCCTCGCCGGCCTGGCGCAACGCGTCGTCTACCAGCACGATCCCTTCCGCGTCGCCTGGGGGTATAACGCCGACGGCGCGCTGTGGAGCGTCACCTTCCGGCCCGACCAGCAAGTGACCGGCTGGGCGCGCCATCCCATGCCCAACGCCTTCGTCGAGGACATGGCGGCGATCCCGTCGCCCGACGGGACGGCGATCGACGTCTACCTGATCGTGCGGCGCGTGTTCGGCGCGACGGTCTGCCGCTTCGTCGAACTGCTGCAGCCGTTCTTCAACGACGCGCAGGCCGAGGTCGCCGACGCGACCGGCGCGTGGCTCGTCGATTGCGCGGTTCCCTACGCCGGCGCGGCGACGACGACGCTCTCCGGGCTGCCGTTCCCCGACGGGACGGTCATGCGCGTCCTTTCCAACGGGCAATGGCTCGGCGACATCGCCTGCGCGGGCGGCGCGGTGGCGCTGCCGCGCGCGGTGACCTCGGCGGTGGTCGGGCTGCCGATGAAATCGAAGCTGCGCACGCTGCCGCTCGATCCGACCATTCCCGGCGCGACCTCGCGCGCCGAGATGAAACAGGCGACGCACGGCGTGGTCGATCTGATGAACACGTTCGGAGGCGCCGTCCACGTCGAGGCCTTCGACGAGGAGACCGGCCAGTGGCAGCGGGCCGAAGCGCCCGAGCGCCTGTTCGAGGGCGTCCCTTCGACCGCCGGCGCGCCGACGCCGCTCTACACTGGCCGCAAGAGCTTCAGCCTCGACGGCGTTCACGGGCGGCGCATCGAGCTCGAGATCGAGTTCGACAATCCCTATCCGGCGACGGTGCTCGGCCTGTCGCCCGACATCAACATCGCGGACGGCTGACATGTGCGTCGACCCGATGACGGCCGTCTCGATCGGCGGCGCAGGAATGGGCGCGGCGGGCTCGCTGATCGGCGGCTTCCAAAATTCCGACGCCTACAAGCTGCAGGCGAAGATCGCCCACGCCAACGCGCAAACCGCGCTCGCCGAGGGGAGCGGGCAGGTCGCCCAGATCGGCCAGCGGGTGCAGCGCGCCATCGGCTCCCAGCGCGCCTATTATGCCGGCGGCAACCTCAACCTGGGAGGCGGCTCGCCGCTGCTGATGACGGCGATTTCGGCCCAGCAGGGCAACACCGATCAGCAGCTCACGCTGGCGCGCAGCCTCAACCAGGCGGCGGGACAGAATTTCGTCGCCGGCCAGGATCAGCTCCGCGCCGCCTCGTCGATGACCGCGGGCATCTTCGGCGCCGGCACGTCGCTGCTCTCCGGCCTGGCGCGCTGGAAGGGGCTCGGAGGGTTCGGCGTCGGCGCGCCGATGGACATCACCGGCACGGGCAGCGTCGCCGCCAATCCGTACCTCGCCTGGGGCGCGCCGAGCTACGGCGGCATGAGCCTCTACTGAGGGAGCGCCGATGGTCGAGCCTTATTTCGCCCAAGAGCCGGACGCCGGCCTGACGCCGCCGCCCTCGGCGCAGGCGCCGACCGAAGCGGCGCAAGCGCTGCAGCGCGCCGGCGGCGAGATGGACCTGCTCTCCTACCGCATGCAGATGGCGCGGCGGATGACGGTGATGTCGCAGGCCGAGACGGCGGCGCTGCAAGGGCTCGACGGCCTCGACGAGAAGTATCGCCACGACACCGATTACGCGACGATGGAGGACCGCTACAAACAGGACGCGGCGCAGCTCCAGGGCAATGTGCTGACGGCGGCGAAACAGCAGGGCCTCGATCCGATGTCGCTCGCCGAGCTGCAGGCGCGGGTGACGCGCTACGGCCTCGGCTATCAGAAGCAAATCTTCAACACGGCCTGGTCGGGGCAGGCCTCGACCACGGTCGCCTCGCTCGATCAGCAGGCGAGCGCGCTGCAGAACCGCTACTGGGCCGCCGGCTCGGACGCCGAGCGGGCGGCGATCTCCGCCGACTATCAGCGCAACGTCAACGACGCGGCGAGCGCCGGCTGGATCGCGCCCGAGGCGGCGCAAGCGCGCGTGCGGCTGTTCGACGACGGCGCGCAGCGCGGCCAGGCGATGCAGCTCATCGCCGCCGACCCGCAGGGCGCGAAGGCGGCGCTGGCCGACCCGGCGCGCTTTTCCGCGCTGACGCCCGAAACGCGCGCGGCGCTCGCCGCCCACGCGACCGCCGCCGGCGACGAGCAGGGGCTGTTGCAGGTCCAGCTCATGGGCCGCGCCAGCCCGGCCGCGGCGGCGGCGGCGGTCGGCCGGGTCAGCGATCCCGGCGTCGCCGAGGAGATCTACCGCCGCGGCGTCGCGCCGGACCAGGTCAGCGGCGACGCCAGCGCCGCGCGCGCCTATCTCGCGTCGCTGTCCGCCCACCCGGACCGCCCCGGCGACACCGCGAACCTCCATCCCGATTTCGCCCTGCGGCTCGCCGGCGCGGTGCAGGAAGCGCGCTCCGCGGGCTTGCCCGTGACGGTCCAATCGGCCTATCGCGCCGACGACGTCACGGGCAACGCCTACGACGCCGCCGGCCTGTCCCTGCACGGCAAAGGCGCCGCCGCCGATGTCGGCGGAATCGGCGCGGCGGGAAGCGCGCAGGCGCGGCAATGGGCCGAGATCGCCCAGCGCCACGGCTTGTTCAACCCCTACGGCGTCAACGACGCGGGCGAATTCAACCATTGGCAGCTCGTGCCGTGGACGCTCGACAAGCGGCCCGACGTGCAGGCCGGGATCGCCGCCGCCGGCGGCGACATGGCCAAGGTCTGGAACGCAGTGGCGCCCGTCTCCGGCGCCGCGCCGGGACGCGTCGGCGAATTCAAGGCCGCGCTCGGCCAGCTCGACGGCAGCGTCCCGGCGGCGATCGCCGAGCTTTCCGCCGGCCCCGACAAGGCGAAGGCGTGGCTCGGCGCGACGACCGCCAAGTACGGCCAGAATTTCACCCCCGATCAGTTCCTCAGCGTGGTCGACGACCCGAAGGCGCATGACGCCGTCGCCAGCGCCTATCAGCGCCTCGCCGCGCCGACCCAGGGCTTCGGCCTGTCGCCCGACGGCGCCTTGCGCGCGCAGCTTCACCTCGACAGCGAGGACAAGGCCTACGACGAGGCGCAGCGGCGCACTCTCGACCAGCTCGCGTCGTTGCAGCGCGCCAACGATCCGGTCACCGACAACCTGATGAGCGGCTACGCCGTCGACCCGACCCGGCTCGCCGATTATCGCGCGGGGCAGATGGCCGCCGCCGCGCAGGGCTCGGCCGAGGCGGCGCGCGAGGCGCGGCGGGTCGATTTCGCCGTCCAGGCCGCGCCGATGATGAAGGCGATGATGCAAACCGCGCCGTCCCAGCTCGAGGCGCTGGTGACGCAAGAACAGTCGCGGCTCGCCGCCTCGCCCGACGTCACTCAGGCCGATCGCGACCGGCTGGAGATGATGACCCGCGCGCTCGCCGGCGTGAAGGCCGGCGCGGCGTCGAACCCGGTCGGCCTGGCGGTGAGAGCGGGGCTGACGCCGGCGCCGACGCCGATCCCGGTCGGCCAGGTCGACGATCCCGTCTTC